CATTGAAGATCTACACATGTAGGTTAAAACGTATGCGCCTGTGCCGTATATCCTGCGCTGCGATGTATACCTATGCATGTATATGCGCGGCTGCGCTCAGGGCTGCGGGGGTGCGTGGGCCAGTGGGGGGTAGGGCGCTAGTTGTATACAGCATAGACCACAGAAGGGCTATTTTACCCTGTTAACCACAACACAATTTACACCACTCCCTATACACAATACTGTCCACACATGGCCTACACAGCCTCTACAGCTCGTTAACGATCTCAACCAAGGGCTAGGTAGCCCCACCACTCCACTACCCCCTACAGGACCATTAAAGCCTTTCCCACAACACAGCCTATGCCGCTGCGAAAATCGACCATGAAAACATTGTCTATGAAACCTATAGCACTACCTTTGTTGTTGTTTAACAACACTCTGCAAATATATCGCTTGACAAGATTTTTAGATGGTGTAAAACTACTACCTATTGGGGCTTGGGGCTATGTAGACTGTATCGTGATGCATTGAGCATAGATGATACAAGGTACATAACTCTGTGTTGAAGAACGATTATAGACAACATCAAATATTAAACACAGTCTATGTAGTCTATAAAGCCCGTCATACAAAACAAACTATGAAGGTATTGTCTATATTGGCAAACAATTTGTTTTCTTTCATTTGTTACCTCTTAGTGATATACTTCTTTGTAACTAGCCTACACCGCTATAGTAGGCAGTCTACAAAGACTATATAGAGCTATGAAACAAAACAGACTTACAGTGATTGATTATTTGTTAGATCAAAAGCACTTGTTGCTGACGAAAGAAGAAGTAGAGAATAAAGGGTTGTTTAACAGTCCACCGTATTCGATGTCAGCAAAGGTCTATATAGGTCTGTTCAAAGGGAACATCGATAACGTTCATGTTCCTCATTCAGATGTTTACTATGTAAGAACTGCTGTTGAGAAGCACACAGGGTATTACTTCCCGTTAGATGCTGTCGAAGAAGCGATGAAGACTAATGGGTGGCGCGATAGGCGCAATAGTTGGAGATATAACAATGTCAATTAAAAGAGGTAGTGAAGAGTTCAGTGGCTACAACAAGCCAAAGGCAACGCCAGATCATCCGACAAAGAGTCATGCTGTGTTGGCTAAGGATGGTGACACTGTAAAGCTTATTAGGTTTGGACAGCAGGGTGTCAAAGGCTCTCCTGATGGTAGCAAACGAAATGAAGCATTCAAGGCACGACACGCTGAGAACATTGCAAAGGGTAAAATGTCGGCTGCATACTGGGCCGATAAAGTTAAGTGGTGAACAAGCTGTAAAGCTGATATAACTAATGCAGAGGCTATGCCTCTTTTTTACATTTAAAGGAAATAACATGGCAACGACTAAGACAGAAGCACAGAAGGTTACAGAACTGCGTAAGCAAGCAATGGATAAGACATTGCCTCAAGAGGTGCGTGATATGGCTGACAAGAAGGCCAATGAAATTGAAGGACGTTCTGTTGAGAAGACAACAGGTCTGAAGCTGGCTAAGGGTGGTATGGCTAAGAAGGCTCCAATGAAGACAGCAGACAAGATGCCTATGAAGAAGCCAATGATGGCTAAGGGCGGTTCTGTTGCTAAGAAGGCTAAAAAGTAATTATGGCTAAGGCTAAGAGCACAGTGAATGCTGCTGGTAATTACACCAAGCCAGAACTTCGTAAGAAGATTGTGTCTCAGGTTAAGTCTGCTGCGACACAAGGCACAGGTGCTGGTGAGTGGTCTGCTCGTAAAGCTCAGCTTGTTGCCAAGAAGTATAAAGCTGCTGGTGGTGGGTATAAGGATTGACATGAAAGCTCCACAGAAATCTCTTAAAGATTGGACAGAGCAGAAATGGACGACTAAATCAGGTAAGCGCTCATCAGATACAGGTGAGCGTTACTTACCCGAGAAGGCTATAAAAGCTTTGACTCCTGCTGAGTATGCTGCTACTACCAAAGCTAAACGTGAAGGTAAGGCTAAGGGTAAACAGTTTGTTGCTCAACCAAAGAGCATTGCTAAGAAGACAGCTAAACACCGTTAAGGAAATACAATGGCTAAGGGATTGATGACTCCGGTAATTGAGATTGAAGACAAAGAGTATCTCATTGTTACCCCTGAAGAGAACAAAACCAACACTGAGCACACTATCAAGTTTTGGAAGCTTGGTCCTGAGAAAGACCCTTCTGACGAGCCTGATAACAACAAGCCCTATTGGGAAGACATGGCAGCAACATGGAAGCTTAGCGAAGAGGAAGCTCGTCGCCAGCGCTGTGCCAACTGTGAATACTTTGAAAACACTCCAGAGATGATGTTGGCTATGGATACCATTCCACGCAATGCATTTGACACTGGTGCTGGTGGTCGTGGATATTGCCACAAGTTTGAATTCATCTGTCACAACCTACGTAGCTGTACAGCGTGGGAATGTAAAGAGTATGAGAAAGAAGAGGACTGATATGGCTACAAAGAAACAAACAGCTAAAGTGGCTAAGGTGATGGGAGAGTTCAAAGAAGGAACTCTTCATAGTGGTAAAGGTGGCCCTGTTGTTAAAAACCCTAAGCAAGCCATTGCCATCAGTTTGTCTGAAGCTAAAGTGAAGCCTAAGAAGAAATGAACAAAGAACCAAAGATTCGTAGTGTTGGTTTGAACTTGACAGCAGGGGTTGCCAACACTATCTACACCTGTCCTGACAACTTCATTGCTAAGATGAATTTGTTATTTGTTTCCAATCATGGAGGCAATAATAAAAATATATCTATTCAATGGCATGATGTCAGTGCAGGTGGAGCATACTACATTGTAGGTGGTTATGTCTTATCTGCTAATGGTTATATAAAACTTGATGGTAGCTACCTTGTCCTCAATCCCGGTGATCATCTTGTAGTCACTCCAGAAGCTGGTAGCACTATGTCTACAACTGTCACTGTTGAAGAATATTACGAACAAGGACTTTTCTAATGGCTAAAGAACTAACAGAACAACATAAGCGCTTCCTTGAAGTGTTGTTTGCTGATGCAAATGGCAACATCAATCATGCTATGAAGATGGCAGGGTTCTCTGAAGGCTATAGCCGACGAAGCCTCACCAACTACCTCAAGGAAGAGATCATTGAAGCTACACAGCTTTACATTGCTATGGCGGCTCCAAAGGCTGCGGTGGCTATGATCAATGCTATTGACGATCCCACAGAGCTTGGCTTAAAAGAGAAGATGTCTGCTGCTAAAGACTTGCTTGACCGTGCTGGTTTGGTTAAGACTGAGAAGGTGCAAGTTGAAAGCACTGGCGGCATTATGGTGTTGCCTGCGAAGGAACGCGAGGAAGATTGATGGCTGATGCTACTGTGGACACGTTCGATTTTGGCTTAGGTGTCTTCATACTTCCACAACCTGCACAGTCTGCTGAGTATGTTAAGATACCAAGACTAGCCCGTACTATTCCTTTTGGTTACAAGATTGATGAAGAGGATGATGGATGGCTACAACCTGTAGCGCTTGAGCTTGAAGCGCTTGAAAAAGCTAAGAAGTATTTGAAGCAATACAGTTCAAGACAGGTAGCGGCATGGTTGACCACTGTGACGGGTAGAGAGATAAGTCATGTTGGTCTTTTAAAACGTATAAAGAATGAACAGTCCCACAAACGCAAATCCTCTACTTATCGAAAGCTTGCCGACGGGTACGAAAAAGCCCTTAAGAAAGCGGAAGAGTACGAAGAAAGACTCGGCACCAAAGACGGAAGCTTCTTCGATAGTGATCGATACGTCAAACTTAAACAATACTTCACAGCCTCCGCTGATTGAAGTTGTTCAGCCTATACGTGACAATGTAATCTTCAAGCCCAATCCCGGCCCACAAACAAACTTCCTAGCCGCCTCAGAGCGTGAAGTGTTGTATGGTGGTGCTGCTGGTGGTGGTAAGAGCTACGCCATTCTTGCTGACCCTCTACGCTACATTGCCCATCCACAGTTCTCTGGACTCATTCTTCGTCACACGACAGAGGAATTGCGAGAACTCATTTGGAAATCGCAAGAGATGTATCCGAAGATATATCCCGGTATCAAGTGGTCAGAGAGAAAGATGCAATGGCAGCATCCAAGTGGTGGTAAGTTGTGGATGTCCTACCTTGACCGTGACGAAGACGTGATGCGTTATCAGGGTTTGTCGTTCTCCTACATCGCTTGGGACGAGTTGACGCAGTGGCCTACTCCGTTTGCCTACAACTATATGCGTTCTCGTCTGCGTACTGCTGCTCCAGACCTGCCTGTATTCATGAGAGCCACTACCAACCCCGGTGGTCCCGGTCATCAATGGGTTAGGAAGATGTTCATTGTGCCTGCACCATCTGGTAAGAGCTTCTATGCCACCGATGTTGAGACAGGAGAGACACTGGTTTACCCCAAAGGGCACAGCAAAGAAGGTTTGCCGCTGTTCAAGCGTAAGTTTATCTCGGCTAAGCTGGCTGATAACCCCTATTTGGCTGAGTCTGGTGACTACGAAACCATGTTGTTGTCTCTACCGGAGCACCAACGTAAGCAATTGCTTGAAGGAAACTGGGATATTGCAGAAGGTGCAGCGTTTTCTGAGTTCAATAGAGCCATTCACGTAGTAGATCCCTTCATTATCCCCAGTAGTTGGCCTAGATTTAGGTCGGCTGACTACGGATACGGTAGCTATAGCGCTGTATTGTGGTTTGCTGTAGCGCCCGATGATAGTTTGGTGGTGTATAGAGAGCTTTATGTCAGTAAAGTGCTGGCAGAAGACCTTGCTGTAATGGTAATGCAGGCCGAAGATGGTGAAAAGATACGTTATGGTGTGCTGGATAGCTCATGTTGGCACAAACGTGGTGACACTGGACCCTCTATTGCTGAACGAATGATCATGAAGGGTTGTCGCTGGCGACCTGCTGACCGTTCTGCTGGTAGTCGCATCGCAGGTAAGAACGAAATTCATCGTCGGCTACAAATTGAACCCATGACAGAGCAACCTCGTATTGTTTTCTTCAATACCTGTACACAAATTATTGCTGATCTTCCTACGTTGCCTATCGACAAGACAAACTTGGAAGACATCAATACTAAAGTTAGTAATGACCACACCTATGATGCATTGCGTTATGGGGTTATGAGCCGTCCACGTAGTGGATTGTTCGACTTCGATCCTATGTCGCAAAACTCTGGTATGCCTGTGTCCGATCAGACATTTGGTTATTAAATCAGCACATGTTATACCTTTATTTATAATCTGGAACACTTATGGCACTCATTGATAAACCATCCAACGACAAGACGTTAGCGCTTGACGACACAAATAAACCTGACGACTTGCTTATTGGGTCAGGACTAATCTCTTTCATTGAAAAGCGATATACCAAGTCTGAAGAGTCTCGTCGTGCTGATGAAGATCGTTGGCTCCGTGCCTATCGCAACTATCGTGGTCTGTATGGTCCCGATGTTAAGTTCACTGACACCGAGAAGAGCCGTGTATTTGTTAAAGTGACAAAGACTAAGACGCTTGCAGCATATGGTCAGATTACAGATGTGTTGTTTTCTAACAACAAATTCCCTTTGAGTATTGATCCATCTGTTTTACCTGAAGGCGTAGCAGAAGATGTCCATTTCGATCCTAAGCAGCCAGCTAAAGAAACACCACAGATTCCATTTGGTGAAGAAGGCTCTGCTGCTATTGGTCAAGACTTTGACTTGGATAAGCTTGAGGAAATGCTTGGTGCATTGAAGGATGATCTTAAAGACATCCCCGGTTTGAAAGAGGGTGTTGGTGCATCACCTACTTCTGTCACTTTCAGCCCTGCTATGGTGGCTGCTAAGAAGATGGAGAAGAAGATTCATGACCAGCTTGAAGAGAGTGGTGCGAGTAAACATCTCCGTGCTTCAGCTTTTGAGATGGCATTGTTCGGTACAGGTGTGATGAAGGGTCCGTTTGCCATCAACAAAGAATATCCAAACTGGACAGAAGACGGTACATACAAACCAACAATCAAAACTGTACCAGAAGCTTCGCATGTTTCTATCTGGAACTTCTATTGGGACCCTGATGCTAACAATACTGAAGAGTGCCAGTATGTTATTGAGCGTCACAAGATGTCGCGTACACAGCTTCGTGCTTTGAAGCGCCGCCCTCATTTCCGTAAGAGCGTCATTGATGAACTCATTGACCAAGGCGAGACATATACCAAGAAGTATTGGGAAGATGACCTGCGTGACTACGCTCCCAACTTTGCTGTTGAGCGCTTTGAGGTATTGGAGTATTGGGGTAACGTTGACATTGACTTGCTTGAAGAGAATGACATTCAAATCCCTGAAGCATTTAAAGATGGTGATGAATTACAAGCCAATATCTGGTACTGCAACGGTAAGATTATTCGTTTGGTGTTGAACCCATTCAAGCCCTCTAAGATTCCGTACTATGCTGTTCCTTATGAACTCAATCCATACAGCTTGGCTGGTGTTGGTGTTGGTGAGAACATGGATGATACACAGACATTGATGAATGGTTTCATGCGTATGGCTGTAGACAACGCTGTGTTGTCAGGCAACCTCGTCTTTGAAGTTGATGAAACCAACCTTGTCCCCGGTCAAGATATGTCGGTCTATCCCGGTAAAGTGTTTCGTCGTCAAGGCGGTGCTCCCGGTCAAAGCTTGTTCGGTACAAAGTTTCCTAACGTGTCGCAAGAGAATATGCAGTTGTTTGACAAGGCTCGTCAGCTTGCTGATGAATCGACAGGTATGCCGTCATTCGCACATGGTCAAACTGGCGTGAGTGGTGTTGGTCGTACAGCGTCAGGCATCTCTATGCTGATGAACGCTGCTGGCGGCTCTATCAAGACAGTGATTAAGAACGTTGATGACTACTTGCTTTCTCCACTCGGTAAAGCCTTCTTCAACTTCAACATGCAGTTTGATTTCGATCCAACCATCCGTGGTGACTTGGAAGTCAATGCACGTGGTACAGAAAGTTTGATGGCTACTGAAGTGCGTAGTCAGCGACTGATGCAGTTCTTGCAGATTGTTACTAACCCTGCACTGGCTCCGTTCGCTAAGATGCCTTATATCATTCGTGAGATTGCTAAGTCGATGGATCTGGATCAAGACAAGGTGACTAACAACATGGATGAGGCTGCACGTCAAGCTGTATTGATGGGGCCACCTCCTGCGCCTGCTGGCGCTGCTGCTGGTACTCCACCTGTACCGGGTGCTGGCGTAGCTGATATGACTGGTGGTGGTGCTGGCAATATCGGTGTTGGTGCTGCTCCTGCCCCACAAGAGCAGGGGTTTTCAGGTAACATCCAACAATGATGATTAAGACATGTACAAGATGCAACTCTCAAAAGGAGTTGTTTCACTTTGCTCAGAGAAAAGCAAGTAAGGACGGCCTTAATTCTGCTTGTAAAGAATGTGTAACATTGTATAGGCAGTCTAAGAAGGCTAGTATCTCTGAGTACAACAAAGTGTATAGAGAGAAAAACAAAGACTTCTTAATAGAGAGATGTAGAGAGTGGAGAGGCGAGAATGCTGAACAAGTAATTCTATACAAAAGACACTACAGAAAAGCTGAACCACTCAAGCATTCGGTATGGGATGCAAATAAAAGAGCAAAACGACTGAAGCGTTTTCCTGCATGGCTCACTGAAGAAGACAAGCGGTCTATATCAAACATCTATGAGGAAGCAAAAAAACTTAGCGCGATTACTGGTATTAGTTACCAAGTAGACCACATCGTGCCTTTATTGGGTAAGAACGTTAGTGGATTACATGTTCCTTGGAATCTGCAAGTGTTGACAAGTTTTGAAAACAATATTAAGAACAACAAATTTTACGAGGATATGATTCAATGAGCAAACCTTTTCTGCCAAAACTCAAGGGTATGCTCAACAGTCCTCATATGTGGGATGCCTTTGTTGAGAAACTTGACTACGACATTGAGCAACACCAACGCAAGTTGGAACAGGCTACAGATTTGAATGAAGTGTTTAAGGCACAAGGTGCCATTGCTGCATTACGGCAGCTAAAGTATTTGAAAGATGAGATCAATCATGCAGGCTGAAATGAATAAACTATTTGCCGAAGGTGGCATGATGCAGGACGGTGGAACAGTCGATCCTGTTTCCGGCAATGAAGTTCCTGTTGGTGCTATGAAAGAAGAAGTACGTGATGATATTCCTGCACAGCTTAGTGAGGGCGAGTTTGTCTTTCCCGCTGATGTAGTCAGATTCATTGGTTTGCAAACATTGATGAAGCTGCGTGATAAGGCTAAGACTGGTCTTCAGAAGATGAATGATATTGGTCAGATGGGTAATGCCGAAGAAGTACCTAACGGTGAAGCTTTGTTCGGTGGTGAAGAAATGGATGATGAGATGTTCTCTTCTGAGATTGATTCTCTTATGGGTGAGATGGAGTAAGACATGGCAGATGCTTCTAATATAAGCAAGCTGTCTCAGCAAATCTTAGGTCAAGGGATCTCAGATAAATGGCAGGGTCAAGGTCATGGTTCAGCTAAAGCTAATGCTGATGATATGGCTAAGATTCTTGATGGTATTGGTATCACTGACATTAAACAGTTTGGTAATGTTTCGCAATACGCAAAAGCAGAAGCCAGAACTGGTGAGGACGGCAAGCAAGTTTATGGAACTATGCAGGCTGAGTGGCAAGGTAGTGGTGAAGATGGTGGCTATGTAGAAGTCTTTGTTCCTATTGCAGATCAGTCGAAGGTAATTATTAAAAATGGTGAACCTGTTTTTGATACAGGACAGAAAGCTTTTGGTAATACAGTAACGGGTCAAGTTGTTCCAAATACATATGCCGAGCGTCAAACTGAAAACGCATGGGGTGGTACATTTGCTGGTAAAGGCAACACCGGATACCGTGTTGATTTCTCAACAGGACAACCAATCTTTTATACTACCGCAGCTAGTAGTAACAGTCTTGTAAACATGATCGGTGACAATAAGCTACTTGCTATTGCTGCCAACGTTGCTGCTGCGTTTTATGGTGGGCCCTTGGGCACCGCTGCATTGCAGGCTGCTCAGGGTAAAGACATTGGTGATATTATTAAATCTGCTGCTCTCACTTATGTTGGTGGACAAGTTTCTGGTGCAGTATCTGGTACTGAATCAGTCGTTGATATGCTTGGACAAGCTGGTGCAAACATAGCAGGTAAAGTTGCTGGCGCTGTTGTCACAGGTCGTGATCCTGTAACTGCTGCCATTAGTGGTGGTGTGGGTACGATGGCTGGTGAGAGTGTGGGGCTTACAGGTGATATGGCATCGACTATCGGTACATCGGTAGTCAGTGGTGTCGCTGCTAGTCTTCGTGGTCAAGACGTTACAGATGCAATGGTTGCTGGTGCTGTTACGGGTTACCTGAGTAATAGTAAAGATATTAAAGGACTTAAGAAAGCCTCGGATGAAGATCTTGCTGCTGGTTTAGATCCAGCTTTTGGTTCTAATGGTGCATATGATGGGTTCATGCAAGGAGCAATGGGTCCAGATGCTATGTCAGCTATCGAAGATAGTATTACAAATGCAAGTGACAATGCTAATGCATTTGATGCCACTGCAAATGAAGGCTCACTCACTAAGACTGTCAGTGATGGTAGCTTACTTTCAACAGTTGGTGATGCTGCATCGAAAGTATTTACTGGTATGTCAGGTGCTGATGCTGTGAAGGCTGGTGTTCTAACAGGGCTTGCTACAACAACAACTAAATCAAATGATCTTACTGTAGGTGGTGGTTTAGGTAGTCGAACAACTACCGCTAATACATCTACTCTGAATCTAAATCAAGATGATATTTACAAGGATGCACCTATTAAGGGTTATCACATGAAGCAGAATGCTGAAGGACGATATATTCCTTACATTGGTGATAGGGCTTTGTTAGCTAAAGGTGGTTTTGTTAGTAAGCGAAACTAAGGTATACTATGAATACCAGAATCTGTGACGGGCAGATTGGTACTAAACAATAACCCGTCATCATTGGCTACCTGACTCCGGGACAATAATGTCTCCTACAGCGCAGCCCCAACTTAAAAGGTATTTATGACTGAAGTAGTCTTGGAACAAAAGCAACAAACCGTTGCAGTCGCACCATTTGGTAAACGCAATACTAACCGTGAGCGAATTGAACGTGAAGAAGAAGAACTGAAACAACTCACTGAAGGTAAGGTTGATCCTACACCACCTGCGGATGAACCCGCAGATGATGACAGCAATCTGACCGCAGAAGAGAAAAGCTTTAAGAAGCGCTACGGTGATCTTCGTCGTCATTCTCAACAACAACAAGTAACGTTGCAGAAACAAATTGATGAGTTGCGTAGTCAGCTTACTCAGTCTACCGAGAAACAAATTAAGATGCCTACCAGTGAAGACGAACTGGCTAAGTGGGCAGAGACATATCCTGACGTGGCAAAGATTGTAGAAACAATTGCCATCAAGAAAGCCAAAGAACAAACCGCTTCAATTGAAGAGCGCTTTAAAAACTTGGATGAGCGTGAGCGATTGACAGCCCGTGAGAAGGCTGAGCTTGAACTCATGAAGATTCATCCAGACTTTGACACCATCCGAGATACTGATGATTTCCATAACTGGGCAGAAGAGCAACCTAACTGGGTGCAACAGGCTCTATACGAGAACGATACAGATGCTCGTTCTGCTGCTCGTGCCATTGATCTGTATAAGATTGATCGTAATATTACTAAGGCGAAGTCGAAGAAGGAAGACACTTCTGCTGCCGAAGGTGTACGTACCCGTAGTGAGCGATCAGCCCCAACAGGTAAAGATACCGAAGGTGTAATTTATGAGTCGCAAGTACAGAAGATGACTAGCAAGCAGTACGAAGCGAATGAAGAAAAGATCAACGCAGCTATGCTGAGTGGTAAATTTATTTACGATTTGAGTAGCGGCGCACGATAATAGTTGACACGGGCTGAAAAAGTCTGGTATAACTTTCAACAGAGCAAGATAGTTGTAACTTATATAGCTATCTTCTCTGTTAAACGTTGAACTGTTATAGCTCTATTGCCGACGATAGCTTCGTCCACCAACAGTGCATTTAAGGTTCGACATTGGTAAAGCGACAGAGACAGTAGTTTCTTGTTGCTGTTAGCGCAAAACGTTAGTAAGCAGACAACCTAGTTGATCTAGCCTATACGAATACCTTAATAGCTAGTGGGTATTCTTATACACCTAGAAGATACAGCCCTGTGGACTTTGTTAGCGTATGTTTTATATGTATGCCAATATATCTATAGGAGATTTTTAAATGGCTTTTCCTTCCGCACCCGGCTACGGCAATTTGCCCAATGGTAACTTCAGTGCCGTAATCTATTCCAAAAAAGTACAACTTGCTTTCCGCAAGTCGTCTGTTGTTGAAGACATCACCAACAATGACTACTTCGGCGAAATCGCTCAAATGGGCGACAGCGTTAAAATCATTAAAGAGCCAGAAGTTTCGGTTCAGCCTTACAAGCGTGGTACACAAATCACTGCTCAAGACTTGGACGACGAAGACTTCACCTTGGTGATTGACCAGTCGAACTATTTCGCATTCAAGTCTGATGACATCGAAGCTGCTCACTCGCACGTGAACTTCATGCAAATGGCTACTGACCGTGCTGGCTATCGCCTGCGTGACCAGTATGACCAAGACGTGTTGGGCTACTTGTCCGGTTACACCCAGTCTGCTTTGCATGCCAACGCTGACACTGCTCGTACCACTGCTCCCGGCACCAAGGCTGTTGCCTCTGCTGGCGCTGACGAGCTGTTGACCAGCATGAAGCTGATCAAGTCTAGCTTCGGTAACATCACTACAGGTTCTGCTGGTGATCATTCCATTCCTTTGGCTCCACGCCTGTCTGGTGCAACCACAATGCCTACCGCTACTGCCTCACCTTTGATGGTGATCGCACGTATGGGTCGTCTGTTGGATCAGCAGTTCGTTGATACCCAAGGTCGTTGGTTGGTCGTTGACCCAGTGTTCGTTGAGATGTTGAAGGACGAAGACAGCCGTCTGTTGAACGCCGACTTCGGTGGTTCCGGTCTGCAAAACGGTTTGGTCATCAACAACCTGCACGGTTTCCGTATCTATGTGTCGAACAACCTGCCTAAGATTGGCACTGGTCCCGGCACTGCTGGTACAGCTAACCAGAACGCCAACTTCGGTGTGATCGTTGCTGGTCAAGACGCTGCTGTGGCAACTGCTCAGCAAATCAACAAGACTGAGACTTACCGCGATCCCGACAGCTTTGCTGACATCGTGCGTGGTATGCATCTCTATGGCCGTAAAATACTGAAGCCAGAAGCTATCGTAACTGCAAAGTACAACGTAGCGTAATGTGCTAATATAGCGATATGAAAACATCTCTGCAACTACCGGTTGATCACATCCACAAGGATGGAAGAAGCTGCACTAGTTGTGGAGTGTTTAAGTTAGCTAGTGAGTACACATTAGAACGTGACGATAGGGCTAGGGGTGGTGTGGCTATGCGCTCTAAATGCAAGCCATGTAATGAACATATAAAGTGGAAGTCTTTCATTCAACGTACATACGGTATCACTGCCGAAGAATACTACGATATGTTAGCTACCCAAGATAACAAGTGTGCCATCTGTGAATCTGAAGAAGTAAATAGCTCCAGAATTTCCAGCGGTAAATTGTTTATCGATCACTGTCATGACACTGGTAAAGTCCGAGGTCTTCTCTGTTCTAAGTGTAATCACTCCATCGGTCTTCTGAACGATGATGTTGACTTGCTTCATAAAGCTATTGCTTATCTAAATAAATCTTAAAGGAAATCTAAAATGGCTATCGTTCAATCTGTTCGTTACGCTCCTGTTCTCGTTGAGAAGGTCGTGACATTGGGTGGCGCTTCTGCTACCACCGTTGGTATCTCTGTTCCTGCTGGCACTACTGTGTTGGCTGCTGGTTTTCAGAACTTCACCGTTGTTCCTGACGTTACAACTTATACATTGGATGTCACTGATGGCACTACTGTGTTTGCTAACGACTTGAACTTTGACAACACTGCTGCTAACACCAACAAGGGTGGCGTTACTCCCGGCTTTATCGCTGCTGCTGACACCATCGACGTTGTGACTACCATCTCTGGTACACCCGGTGCTATCACTGGTCGTGTGTGGGCTGTGGTGGTTGACTGCTCTAAGAGCGCTCAAGCTGCTGAAGAAGTTGACCGCGATCAACTGGCTTAATCGCTAATATCTTCATGGGGTGGGTTGTAAAAGGCTCACCCCTTTCTTGCTTATAAACTATGTCAACATACATCTCCTTAACAAATGAATTGCTGCGACGAATGGGTGAGGTCGTTATGGACCCCACTGAATTCGATGGTGCGCGTAACGTGCAGGCGTTGGCTAAACAGGCCATCAATTCATCTGTTAGAGAGTTGATGCATTCTGCACAAGAATGGCCTTTTGCACTCGTTACATATTCTCAAACACTTGCCACTGATGGCACATCTAATTATAACTTTCCAGCAGACACATCCAGTGTTGATTGGGAATCGTTTTATTTGAAACAGATAATTGCAGGTAATAACGAACCACGGCGTTTGCCTGTATTGTCTTATCCAGAGTACTTGGATACTCGT